GTAATGCCAGGTGACAACGTTGAAATGTCAGTAGAATTAATCCACCCAATCGCAATGGACCCAGGTCTACGTTTTGCGATCCGAGAAGGTGGTCGTACTGTAGGTGCTGGTGTTGTTGCGAAAGTAACTGCATAATCACTTTTCAGTGAAAAAAGCGCTCCTTTTGGAGCGCTTTTTATTAAATTTAATCAAATTTCATTTGTTTAATAATTATAAAAAACAATTACTTATAAATTATATTTAATTTGCTTGCAATTCAATTTGCATAGAATTTAAAATCAAGTGCAACAAAAGTGCAGCAAGATTTTAAACAATGGCGACCTTTCAAAAACGCAATGGTAGAGTGACAGCTACTGTTAGAATTAAGCCGCATCCGGCTAAATCAAAAACATTTGATACTTTGCGCGATGCAAAGAAGTGGGCGCAAGAAACAGAAGTAAGATTAAAGAATGAAAAGTTAGAGATTTTCGACCATATTATATTTAAAGATGCCTTAATTGAGTACCGTGATACTGTCTCTATTAATAAACGTGGCTATGAAAAAGAACGAAGAAAAATAAACTTTTTATTAAAAGCCATGTATGTAGATCAGCCGCTCATTCAAGTTAATAAAGACTTCTTAACAGAATGGCGTGAGCAAAGGCTTTTAAATGTTAAAGGTGCCACGATTAGGCGTGAGTTTATTTTGCTGTCAGCTTTTTTCACTTGGTGCATTGAGGTCAAGCGATGGCTATCAGTGAACCCTCTACGTGAAATTAAGTTCCCTTCAGAATCACCGCATCGAGAACGTGTAATTAGTGATGAAGAAATAGAAATTTTATTACCTTTCTTATCTACTGAGATGCGCTATATCTTTTTAATCGCTTTACAAACCGGAATGAGACTTTCAGAAATTTGCAATCTGAAATGGGAAAAAATTAGATTGAGTAAAAGCTATTTAATTTTAGACCTTACAAAAAATGGTCGTGCAAGGGAAGTGCCTTTAAGTTCCCAAGCGGTAGAAATCTTTAAATCCATCGGCCCAAAAAAGCAAGGGTATGTATTTAGTATAACTAGCGATGATGCAACCGATGAATTTCGTGATGCTAAATTAGAAGCGGGTTTAGAAGGTTTTACTTTCCATGATAGTCGCCATACTGCAGCAACAAAAATTGCTTTAAAAATCCCGTTGCTTGATCTGTGTAAAATGTTTGGGTGGAGTAATCCACGGCGTGCGATGATTTACTACAATCCCACATCTAGTGAGATTGCAGCGCGGCTTTCACAGCCGTAAGCGAATAACGGCCTTTTATATCTTTGAATCTATGTTCTTTGGCTAGCTTCTTAAATGAATGGTAGGATAAGCCCGGTATACGTTCACATAATTGCGTAATGTTAAGCAGCTCATCGCCTTGGGCTGCTAAAACTTTAGTTACTGCATTCTCACATGCCTTTTCGATGACCTGAGCCAATTCGGATGCAGGCATAGAAACAAATTTAACTTCTGTCATTCCACACCATCCAATGATTCAAGAATAAGAATTAATTGCTTTTCAATCTCAGCGCCTTTCTTAAGACCTAAGCCATCCATAAGATCCAAAACAATATCCCTTGCCCCATTAATACGACAGAACAAATCAAACTCCTGTGCTTCGAGTTTTTGGGCACTCTTTACAACCTTTCTCAGTTTTAAAGCGAGTTTATCGCGTGACTTTGGCTCAAACTCTGAATTTTCTTTATCCAGTCCACGAGATAATGAACCTAGTTGACACATAAGTTTAGATGGCTGTTTCATAGTTACGCTCCAAAAACTGAGGTTAAATCAATGTTAAAAATTGCAAGCCAAGCATCTCGGTGATATGAATTTACTTCGGAGAAGCGTTGACCCTGTACAGTCGCTTTTTTAATTTCTAAATGGTGCTCACGACTATATTTAGAGAGCAGGCGACCTTCTTTATTTCCAAAGTTAGTTTTGAGTTTTGTGTTGATTGAGGCCACCGCTGCGAAAGAAATGGATTCACCTAATTTCTGCTTAAGGTCTTCATTTTCACGCTTAAACTTAGATGCAGTTGCCATGGCTGTAGCCTCTCGGCGACTACCAATTTCCGCTTTGGTTGTAATAGCATGGTCGCGTTCAGTCCGAGCTTGCTGTAATTCTTGAGTCTTGCGAAGAATCACATTATTAGCGACCTGCAGAGCCTTAGCCATTATGATTTCAGGATCATCGTTTTCTTGACCTGAAATATAGCCACCATTTTTACGAATGCTTGGCAATACATCAGAAGTAACCCATTTCTTAAATTGCTTAGCTTCAGGTTTACGGCTTTTCAGTGTTGCGGAATAAAGACCTGATTCATTAATGATAGATACTTGGCGATCTTGCAATACACCATTCTCAGACCTGATACGCAGATTGTGCGTATCAGCTTCATCAAAATCCAAATTGCGTACCATATCTGGTGCGTTGCGATACCCTAAAACCGTTGCCACATCAGGAGCAACAAACCAAATTTCACCATCCTCTTTTATAATGGTGCGAACTTCGTTTTGATTGAAGTTAAAAACAGATATTTCACTCATCCCTCAGCTCCCGATTCAATATCCAGCTTCATTGCACCTTCTTCAGGATACTCACTTATATAAACGTAGTAACCACTGCCGCTATGAGCTTCATCAAACCAAGCAATTGTTAATTCAGTTTCTAAAAGTTCTGGATCTTTGTTTGGTGCACCAAAGTTTGCTGCTGCATATAATTGCTCACAGGTTAAGTAAATCTTTTTCTCTGGCACCGTCTCGGCTTTGGCTTTATTCCATAACTGCCAAGCATCATTAGTTACAATATTGAAATAGCCATTCATTGTTTCACTGAATGCTAGGATGTCATTTTTACGAATAGCACTTTCACGTTTAAAAATTTCTGTAGTTTTGAATTGTGATTCAAAAGGGATACGTTCATTACCTGTCATTTAAGCCACCATCTCTGCATATTCTTCTTTAGTCCACTCAACAAACTCTTTATAAAGTTGTTGTGCTGGTTTATTTAAACGGTTGTTGTAGTCGATCGTTATGCGGCGCCAAGCGACTGGTACCGCATAATGTTTGGTTAGAAACATTGCTTGATCCATGCCTTGCCGGACTATTACATAGCCCAGCAATTGCAAGTAGTACATAAAACCAAGCATGTGTTTTTGGCTTACTTTCTTGTACTGATCTTTCATATTAGAAGCCATCCACTAATAGATAATCAGGCTCTGCTTCTGGTTGAGAAACTGCTGGATTTTCTAATTCATAGCGGCGTTTTCTCACATACCCCATTAGCTTCGGTTGAATCTGCGGATCTCGTGCAGCCACGTCTATTTCCAAAGCATCTAGCGTTGTAAGGTCTGGTGCAGTTTGGATTTGAACCATTAAAGAGGGTGGCTCATTAGCAGATGCCTTTTCTTTTTCTAGCTCTTCAAGACGTTTGTGAGTGGCGAGAAGGATAGGCTTCATTTGTTCGTCATCCCATGTGCGGGTATAACGATAAACCGCATTTACTTCATCTGGTGTTTTTGAGTCTTTTACACGCTGTAGAAGAGTATCTAGGGTTTGCTGATACTCATTGTTTTTTTCTTGCTCAGGTGTAGGCTGAGTTAAAAAATCTTCAGGTGAAGACACATAAGGTTGTTCTGTAATAACAATCGCACTATCTAAAGCTGATCCTATATTTTCTGAAATATCTTCGGATTGCACCAATGAGTCTTCAGAAGTAGTTACATTTGTTTGCTCAGTAATAACAATTGTAGGTTGTTTAACTTCATCAACAATTTCAGAAGTCTTTTCTACAACTACTGTCTGTGCACCTTTTGATTTCTTAGCACGCTGTTTCTTTGGTTCGTCACCTAGGCGAATAACACTAAAATCGTCACTAACTTCAAAACCTAACGCTTTAGATAGTGCTTTTAATTGAAGCTTAGCGTTTTCTGCATCACGTTGAACAAAGCCGCTATTAATAGATTCAATTAATGCGGTGGTTCTAAAATTCACGACGTAAATAGAAGGCGAATATGTAGTAATTACAAAAACATCCTGTCCTTCCTCATATTCATCAATAGTTAATGGCTTTGTGAATGTAATGCCAGCCAGCTCAATAGTTTCGATTTTGATGCAGAATTCAAAACCCGGTTTGCCAAAAACAGAAGCGGGGAATTGATCTAAATCGGCAAAGTCCAACATGTCTCCGGCTGGACGACATAGAACAGTTTTACCGTTTTGAAGAGCTGCAAATGCTTCAGCTGCAGTGATTAGATTATTCATGCTGTCATCCCCGTTTTAGCTAATGTTTCAATGTCTTGTTTAACTGCCTTAAGTTTTGCTGCTTCAATTTGGATAAGGGCATCTATGCCGAAGTGTTCACAAACTGTTTTCACGTCTAGGCCGCGTTCAGCTATGAAGTTTTGAAGTTCATCTCTTTGTTGATCTGAGATACCGTTAAATTCTGGTGGACTAATCCAAGTGCCACGTTGCTTATCAAACGTGCAATTCAATGCTTTAGCTCTCATTAACATTGCTTGGCGCATGTTCTGGTAATACATGTGTTCTTTATCAAGCGACTCAGTTAATTGATTAAGGTCACCTGCATGCTCTGCTTCCTCACAGCTTTGTTTCCAGTTTTCTAGCTCTTCTTGGGCTTTAGCTGCTGCAAGTTGTGCAGGCGTTAAGGTGTTAATGTGATCTTTAGCTTGAGTAATCAGGTCAGCCAAGAAAGTAGGGTGTGCTTTAAGATCAGGTACCCATACTTCACCGGTTTCACCGCCTAAAGCACCTGAGTTTTTCGCATGATGTGTAGGCGAAGGTTTGAAATTAATAACGCGGGCATTTTTACCTTCACCAGTAGTAACAGTTGTTAGATAACCCATGACATCTGCGATACGGTAAAGCTCGTTACGGTTTTTACCACCTAGATCTGGGCGGTAAATAATTTGATCACCGTTTTGATCTTCTGATGCGTGTGCAATGAAAACAACATCTTTACCTAAACTGATCAAAGTATTGATGTATTGCTTGAACGTTTGGTTCGCTAAACCTTGAGCCTTTAACTTTAAAGAACCATCTTTTTGACGGTTATTTGCCGTAAGTAACAGGTGGGTTTTAATGCATTCAAGCATTGCACCCACGGTATCAATGACTACGGTTTTATATGGTGCTAAGTCCTGCGGAGTAAGGTTTGCAACATCACTCCATTGTTGAACCTGTACAACTGCACCACGACGTAATTCACCAGTACGGTGAGCACCACGGTCAAAGTCAAAAGAAATTGCTTTTTCCGCAGTAAAGCCCATCGATGATTTACCTAAACCCGGATCAGCGTATAGGTACACAATAATTGCTTGAACCAATAAAGTTTGGTCAGCAGTAATAATCGGTAGAGCCATTTTCTTATCCTTATCTAGAGCCGGTGAAGCCGCGCTTAGTTTTATAAGCTTTGCGGTCATAAGTAGGGATGTTTGTTTCACGCAGTTTTATTGCGAGCTGCTTTCTGCGCTGAAAATCGATTTCTTGGGTGAGTTCATTCCAAACTTTTGGATAAGAAGTTTGGAACCTGAACACATTTAAAGGCGTCTTAAATCCGTCTTTAACTTTGTAAAGAACTGAGCCATTAGCATTAGATGCGTACACTTGCCAGCCAATACGAACAGAGTAGAGGCCCTTATCATCACGGCCTAAAAATGACTTGTAGCCGTCGGGGTGCTTTTTGAAATGAGTCATCTTTAAGCCTCCACCAACTTGTTACGTTCGATGAAGCCTTTTAGAAGGTCATTGATGTTGCGGATGTCTTCAAATTCGGTGAAATCGTTATATGACTTACCGTTAACGTCAGTGATTTCATTCACAGTGAGTTGGGTAATATCGACAGCGGTGAATTCAGAACCCGGAACGCCGTAGCTGTCTGGATGAGCTTCAAAATCAAAGCTAACGTTTAAACGGAAGCTATCTAATTTAATTACAGCAACGCCAGAATGTTTACCTGTGATTTTTGCGGTTAAAACCCCGTAAGTACTTGGTTGCGTTTTTGGAGTAAATAGAGAAGGAGCTTCTTTTGTTTGGAAAGCTGGTTGCAATTGGCAAGCAACTAAAGAACCACCAGAGATTGCAAGAGCAGCCATGCTGACAAATGCAAATGAGTTGAATGAGTTAACTTTTACGTTCATAATTGATCTCGCAGTTTGCAAAAGCACATCGAGAGGTAGGAGGTTCGGTGTGCTTTTTTGTTGTCTACGAGACAAATACTACTTTAAGTAGAAATTAAGTCAATACATAGTAGGGATTATTTCCTACTTAAAGTTGTATATTATTAGTTTTAAATAATAAGAAACCCACAAAAAGTGGGTTTAAAGTAAAAAATTAATAATTGGTTTCAAAGAAAATAAGCTGAAATTCAATAAATATCTCGGTACAAGCCAACCACTTTTCCAACAAGGCGGCAATCTTCGGAAAGTTTAATAATTTTATCAGGCCAGTCTGGGTTCAATGGTTCCAAGAATTTACTTGTTCCTTCGCCCTCAATGATAAGCTTTTTAAAAGTCGCCTCTGAATCGCCAGCGCAAGCTACAATTACAAGATCATCTGTTTTAAGATCAAATGTTTGAATGTCTGGATTCACATATATTCTATCACCCGGTAGAAAGGTTGGAGCCATAGAATATCCTACTACTTTTAAAGCATATCCATTTTTCCCGCATCTTTTATTTGGCGGTAAATATTCTTCAATTTCCGTATCTTTCAAAACTGTCTCAATCGGTGTAAATGAACCAGCCGCAACCCAAGAGATTACTGGAACCCTGCGTCCTTCGAAACCAACTTTATCTGATAAATCAATATTATTGTCTAACTTAGTGCCATGGTCTAAGTAACTAATTTCCACTCCAAAAATATCAGCCAATGTTTGTAGCTTTTCAATTCTTGGTTTAGCAGAACCGAGTGTATATCTACGAGCCATCTCATAAGAAACACCAATAGCATTTTTTAACTCATTGATAGTTTTAATTGGAGAGTCTTTTGCCTTCATCAATGCGTTGAGTCGGTCCGCAAAGTCTTTGTATTTAGCATCATCCATCAAAATAGGCTTCTTTTCTACTGTGGGTAGAATTTTACTATCAATTTTTAGTTGCACCAATTCTATTTTTGGTAGTATATTTCTTTCTACTTTAAGTAGGTTTTTTGGTGTCATTTATGACTACTCCACATGAAGCATTTAATAACGCTGTGACTTTTGCAGGGAGCATCTCAGCTTTAGCTCGAAAAATAGGGGTTACACCTTGGGCTGCTAGCAAATGGAATCCTGAGAAAATTCCAGAAGATCGCTGTTTGAAAATTGAGGAAATTACTCAGGGTCAAGTTAAGGCAGAACAATTACGACCAGATATTAACTGGGAATATGTTCGCAAGAACCTTAAGAAGCAAAACCAATCCGTGAGCTAATTCTCACAAATTAGCAAACGTGCGTATACGTGAAATTTAAAGAGGGATTCACATATGAGTGAAATCAACTTAAGCCCAGAGGCTAAAACAGCAATTTACAAGATGATTCACCAGTCACAAGGAGTTACGCCGCAAGAAATTGCAAACGTACTTGGTGACTCTTACAAGAGCGTACTTAATTACGCAAACCCAAATATGGAAAGCCATTTACCAAGTATTAAGAAGCTTGAGGCAATGATTCAGTTTACACGCAACCCAGCTTTAGTTAAGGCATGGGCACACATGCTTGGTTATGTTCTAGTGCCAGCTAATCAAGTGGATGAGAAAGGCCATGAAGTCAGCATTGTTGAAACCTTGCTACATATAAATATCAACAATGGCCAAACCAATCAACAGGTCCACAAAGTTTTAGAGGATGGAGTTGTTACACCTGCGGAATTAGCAGATACAGAAGAAATCTTAGAAGAAATGGAAAACCACATTCGCCAACTTCGAGAGGCGCTTAAGTCGGAAGCTGCAACTTATATTTCTAAGATAAAGAAAGAAAAAGCCTGATCTGGTCCATCAGGCTAGTCAATTCAATTACTTGCTAGAGGAATCGAATATGCAAACTAATTTACCAAATCAACAGCAAATAATCCAGAGCTGGTTTGAGCCGGCTCTCCACACACTTAAAGCATTAATCAAAAAGTGTGAAGAGAACCTAGAGCGAATTAAAGCTGACACTAAAAATGCGGCTGTTAAGCGTGATGACTTCAAGGACGTTTTAGTGCGTCAGCATCGCATTACATATAACCATGCTGAGGAAATTATCAAAAGCCTTGGTCGTGCTGGGCGTATTCGATACTTAGGTAGCACATACATTCAGATTAAAGAAGGCGGTGAAGCATGAATAAAATTTTATTTGGTGATTGTCGCGCATTGATGAAACAAATGATTGAGGAAGGGCTAAAAGCTCAAACATGCGTAACTTCACCACCATATTTTGGTTTACGTGATTACGGTGTTGATGGTCAATTAGGCTTAGAAAATACCGTTGATGAATACGTTCAAAACATGGTTGAAGTTTTTCGTTTAGTGCGAGAGCTGCTCCATGAAGATGGCACACTTTGGCTAAACCTTGGTGACAGTTATGCGGGTTCTGGTCGGGGCATGACACGTACAGGTTTAAACGACGGTAAGAATCCAAAAACTAAAGGACTAGTTCTTCCTAAGCAAAATGCAGCCCAATCAAATTTAAAGCCGAAAGATCTAATTGGTATTCCATGGAAAGTAGCTTTTGCTCTACAAGCTGATGGTTGGTATTTGCGCCAAGATATTATCTGGCATAAACCGAACCCAATGCCTGAAAGTATTACTGATCGTTGTACCAAAGCACATGAGTATATTTTCTTATTCAGTAAATCACGTAGATATTATTTTGACCACGTAGCAATTAAAGAACCGGTTGCAGAAAGCTCAATCAAAAGACTTTCCCAAAATCTTGATCAACAACATGGCAGTACTCGTGCCGTGATGAAACATAACGGTCCAATGAAAGCCGTTTACTCGAGATCTTCGCGCGATAGTTTTAAACGCAAAAATAGTAAGAGAGCTGCTGTTATTCCAAATCAAGCATATGGAACTCATAGATCAGAAAGATCAGAAAGCGAGTATGACTTACTTACTCGTAATAAGCGCAGTGTTTGGCAAGTTTCTACAAAGCCATACAAGGGTGCTCATTTCGCAACATTTCCAATGGACTTAATCGAGCCATGTGTATTAGCAGGATCTCGAGTCAATGATGTTGTATTTGACCCATTCATGGGATCCGGAACAACAGCAGCTGTAGCACTAATGCATAACCGTAATTATTTAGGGTGTGAATTGAATCCTCAATATTACGAATTGCAGCAAGAACGCTTTGAGAAAGTATTAAAAGAGAGGGCCGCATGAACTATTACCAACACCATATTGGTGACTTCAACAATGCGACTCGCCACCTCAGTTTAATTGAGCGTGCGATTTACCGCGACTTATTAGATATGTATTACGACACAGAAAAGGCGATTGATGCATCAAGCATTGATCGTCTAGCACGTCGTTTGCAATGTACTACCGAAGAGCAAAAAGAAGCTCTCAAATATGTACTTGATGAGTTTTTCATTCTTGAAGAAGGTGTTTATCGCAATAATCGTTGTGAACGAGAAATTGCTGAATATCACGGGAAAAAGAAACAAGCGAGTGAGGCTGGTAAGGCGTCTGCTGCAAAACGTGCAGCGAAAAAGAAAGGCTCGTCCAACAGTGATTCATCAAAAGATGATCAAGCGTCTAACGAAAATTCAACGGTCGTTGAAAATCCGTTAAACGAAGAACAAACGGATGTGCAACCAACCAATAACCATAAACCATTAACCATAAACCAAGAACCAATTATTGATAGTAGTAGTAATACGCGTGGAGAAAATTCGCAATTAACTCCAATTCAATTTGCTCAGTATCAGATCGATGATCACAAACGCTATTCAATGCGTGAATTCATTTCTGAATACAGCGAGTTTCAATACGATTTCATTTCACTTGCTCAACAAAGATTTGTTTCGGTACCTGAAATCGACTTGAGAACCATGATTCAAAATTTCGGTGACTGGTACTTTGCAAACGAATCAAGTTCGTTGAATACACCAAGCATCTGGTTGGTTAAGTGGTTCTCTTGGGTTCAAAACAACGAGAAACAAGTTGCTGCAAACCGCAAGAAACAAGAGCAAATCACTTCAACCGGTCAAAAACCACAAGAGTCGGGTTACTTCGCTAATCTTTTTGAAGAACAGAGCGAATCTCAAATCGTGGATGTAACCCCAGCAAAAAAGTTTCCAATGATTGAGGAGGTAGGTCATGCATGAGATTACCTTGAACGAAGTGCGTCAATTAATCGCTTCTCTTCGCACTGTTTACGCTGCTCAGTTCAATAAGCAATTTCCAGCAACAGGCGAAAGTGCAATTCCTCTGTCAGTGGTTGAGCAAATCGCACTTAAAACACTGGTTGGCGTTCAACAAAACCAATTTAACAACGCACTTGCTCGTTTACTTACAGCAGGTGGACGCTTTATGCCGTCATTTGCCGAGTTTCGCACCTGGTGTATCGGTGAAAGTTGGATGTCTCCAGAAGAAGCTTGGTCTCGCGCATGTAAGTTTACAACTGACCGTTCCGTGGTTATTACCCAAATCACTAAGTACGCCTTAGACGAGGTTATGTATTTGATCGAAGCCGGCCAAATGCGAGCAGCTCAAGATAATTTCTTCGGGACCTACAACGTGATGGTGGCTAAAGCTCAGTTAAAAGGCCGTCAGCAAGAGTTTTACACTCCACCGCTACAACTAGAACACAAAGAACCTAAACACGTTCCTGTGAGCAATGACGAGGCTCAAAAGCATCTCAAATCATTGATGGAAAGATTAAAAATCAATGGTCGTAAACCTGCACCAGTTCAAAAACTTGAGGCAAAAGAAAAAGAGCCTGAGCTTATAAAAGAGTTGGGCCCTGATCCTTTCGATAATCCACATGAATACGCAGAGATGTGCCGTCGGGAGGGTATGCCAATCCCTAGAAATATTCTTCAGCTAATTGATGGGGCGAATGTATGAATGCAGTTGAGTTTATGAAGGAACATGGAATCGAAAAGGCTCGATTTGTTATTGGATCTGCTGAAGTAGGTGGTGTTGTAACCCCAAAGATTTTAGACCTTAAAAAATTGGTTCAATCGTTGGAACTAATAGAGCAAATTGGTGGAGTTGAAGTTGCTAAAGGCAAAGTATTTATTGCTGATTTCAATGATTTCAAAATGATCAAATTTTTAATAGGTAATAAAGATTTAGTTGTTCATATAAAAAGAGTTCAGGAAGCTATAGCAGACCACGAAGCAGTTAATGGAAATGAGATAGATCCTTTAATCAAGTTAAAAGCTGGTTTAACAAAGTTAAGAGATAAATTTATAAACGATGCCCATGCATTAACGCTTTTGGGTGACCTAGATAAATCACGTGTTTATAACGGCATTGCTAATCAATTGGACCATTTGCTGAAAGGTGGTGCTTGATGTCATCAGTCAGCATTGCTGAATACCGCAAGTTATTTCCGATAAAGAAAAATAAAAAGCGGCGTTCAGCAAAGCAAGTTGCCAGACAACCAAGTGTGGGTGAAATGGTTCTGGCAACGCATTTAAGAGCATGCAAGATCGGTTTTGAACAGGAATATAAGTTCCATCCTGATCGTAAATGGAGAGCAGATTTTTTAATAACGGGTACAAAGATTTTGATTGAGGTAGAAGGCGGGATCTGGAGCGGAGGCCGTCACACAAGAGGCAAGGGCTATTTAGGGGATATGGAGAAATACAACTCCGCAGCAATGATGGGTTTTACAGTTTTACGGTTCAGCACAGAGCAAGTTAAGTCCGGTATGGCATTAAAGCAAATTGAATTATTAATTAAGGGTAAATAGGAAGGCGATTATGTTAGTTGAAAAGTTTGATTTTATTGAGTTACTTCGCCTTGCTATTGCTCAAGGCAAAGCAGAAGGTAAGAAAATTTCAAAAGATGTAGTTTTAGGTGAATTAGCGCTGTTATCACCAGCTGCAAAGCTTTGGGCCACAGTACTGGTTGAGAAGGTTGATTTTGAACGTATTGCAATAATTACCCCGGCACAAAAACAAACTGAAACTTTTTACAGTAAATATGATTTTAATTTTCAAACTGAACGCCGTATTGAAGATATTCCGGGCAAGGTTGAATTCGTTCGCGGCGAGATTAAATCTGGTAATTTTTTCCGAGCGCGAAATAAATTAGCGGTAAAGATTCATGAAGAAATGGTAAAGAAAAAATTTACACCCACTAATGCTCAAGGTGATCTCACTAATCTGGCTAAAGGAATGGCTGAGATTATTTTGCGTGGCCATGTTTTTGTTAAGGCTATGTGTGGAGGATGCCAAGGAATAGGAAAACTCGAAACTTTTAATTCAAAAGGTTTTTCTGAAGGGGCAAAGTTTTGCGAAAAATGTAATGGAACTGGCAAGCGTCCATATACATTAAATGAAAAAATGAAAATTGCAGGAATTGTTGCCACTAAGACTGCTTACATAAAAAGCTATCAAAAGTTTGAGTTATTTGGAGAATCTATTGTTGCAGAATGGGAAAATGAAATTAGATCGCGTATTTCTCGTTCATTTCGTTTTGAACTTCCTGATACTCAAGAAACTTGTGCTTGACAGTTGGGTATACACTTGAGTATAAAGATTTCTAAAATGGGCGAAATGTAAAGTAATCGCCAGAAAGATTTTAAAAGCTCGCCAAATGGTGAGCTTTTTTGTATTGAATGAATTATGAAATTTTATGCTTAGGCCTTATAATTTTCTAAATAAAATTAAACAGGAATAAGAAATGGGTAATCTGCCTAAATTCTATCAAGTTGGTACATGTCATTATAATCTTGATCAAATTGTCAAAATAGAATCAAGTATAGACCTTAGCTCCGTATTAGTTAATTTCTCGGATGGTTCTGAAGTAGAGTTTCCGTTCGATAGTGAAGATGAATACAATCAATTTATCCATTTAATAAGAAGTATAAATTTTTCTTCAGATTTAAATTTTTAATTTGCCGAGCGTATTACGGCGCATGAAGCCCTGCCAAATACTAGTTATTGGCGGGGCTTTTATTTTTCGGGGGATATATGACAGATATTGTTGAAGCGAAAAAGAATCTTGATAAATACTCAGAAGAGCTAAGCCGCTATCAGAATTTGTCACGCACTGGGTTAAGTCGTGAAGAGATGCTTGTCATAGATCGAATCATTATTCGACTAAGAAACAAGATTAATAATTTACGGTCCATGTTAAATGCGTGACGCCAAACGATTAGCCGAAGTTCGCAAATTGCCATGCATGAGATGTGGTGCACCAGCACCAAGCCAAGCCGCGCACTCTAATTCAAGCAAAGACGGTAAAGGCAGATCTATTAAGGCTTGCGACTCTAAAACTGTTTCTTTGTGTTTTTCCTGCCATCATTTATTTGATACTTATCAACTAGGGAGTAGACAGGAAAGCGAAGACTTATTTAATAAATGGCTTAAGCGAACCAACGCAATGCTTGAGTCAGAACAAGATTTATTTTGACTTATAAATAACCCAAACAAACCCATTAAAAGCGGTGGGTTTAATTGGGTTTTATCCGGAGCCGAGAGGCTATTTTTTTGTGTCTATAGAAAGGTAAAGCAATGAAAATAAAATTCTTGGCTATTGGCTTGATGTGCACAATGGCAATGGTTGGTTGTTCTCGTGATGCTCAAGTTGCATCTAAGAACTTGTCGTATGCGGCTGATAATTTTGAGTTAGATCGTAGAGTGGTTTTTTATAATGGGATCACCGGTGAATACATTTTAACAATTGAGGGTAAGTGTTCTTTTGATGCTGTCAGTGAGCGCAAGGTCGATGTGACCTGCAAAACTGGTGAGTCTGAATTTAAGAAACATTCATTAGGTATATCTGACAATGTAACTTATTTTTCTGAACAACTAACAAGTAAAGGTGTTAGCGCGTACCACTACAAGGTAGCTTTTAAACCACAATCAATAATTCCTGATGTTGATCTGAAAGTGAATTAATTCCATCGAATTCGAGGGAATTAATTTTGGAGGGAATATGGAACCAGCAACATTCCCAATCAATAGTTATTCAGGAATTGTTCAGGTAATTAACTATCTGAACAATAATCACTCCAAAGCAGCCGCAGAAGGCAAACCTTTAGTCGTTAGAATCAATCAGAAAGAAGACGATAGAAGCGCCGCACAAAACCGGCTTTACTGGGCTTGGCTTGAGCAGATCAAGCAAAAGACCGGTAACTCAAAGGATGACCTTCATTTACTTTTTAAGAAAAAGTTTCTTGCCCGGATCTATGTTGAAGGTCGGCAAGAGACTGCAGAAAAGTACATGGCTCTGCAGAACTTTAAAGATGTTATTCAAGCATTCGATGGACCTAAGCGCCGTCAACTTGAAAAGGATTACCAAGTTTTGGTCAATACCTTCATTAAAGACCATCTGCAAAGCAAGAAGGCCACCATTAAAGAATTCACCAAATATCTGGATAAGATCAACATCTATGCACATAGAGACTTGGGCGTGATGTTGATTATCCCGGATGACCTTAAGTGGTGTTATCAAAATGAGCAATGATTCAAATTTGCAAGACGTGGTGCTTAAACTGATAGAGCAAAACAATAAGTTGATTGAACAGAATAGCTTGATCGTCCAAATCAATGCAGAACAATCTGCCCAGTTATCCGAAGTTCTATTAATGCTTGAAGATAGTGAACCGGCACAACGGTCAGGATCACTAGATGGGTGATTTTATAAGGATGAATATCAATGCCTAGAATTGTATCGGTTATACCGCCTAAAGATGACTCCAACATTACTAAAGCACAGGGTACAAAAATATTGCTTGATAATGGCGAGTACCTACGATGTGTCCACAAAATCACTTTAGTAGCAGAAGTTGATTCGCCGTGGAAAGCAATCATTGAAGTGTACCCATCTAATCAAGAGCAAATTAATGCATTGCTTGCAGATGTTGAGGTTATTAAACGTGACCAAGAATACAACCGCTTGGATGAGATTGAAAAGAAAATCCAGCAACTACAAGACGAGAAGGTGCTCATTGAACGCAAACACCGTCCAGAAGTAACAGGGCTTTCAATAGCTGGTGTGGCGAATGTTCCAATGGAAGGGACTTTCTTGGTTGATAAAGGTGAGAGAGTTTTAAAGCCGCCTAAGAACGATGCTTTAACGGAGTTCCTTAAAAACAACCCTTCTCATTCAACAATCATTCCACCAGTAACAGGGCTGGTGAAAGATGAACAGGGTATTGTTCGCACCGTTCCAGATTCTAAAGGTGAGCACGATGATACCGAAGAGCATTATTAATAACCGCTTAGGGTTTTATGGATTAGATGATCTTGAACAGCCGCATTTAATAGTTGAGCCAGAAACTCCAGAAGTCCAGCGTAAACAATTGGAACTTCGTTTAGTTAGATTGGTCCAAGAGTATCAACGCAAGGGTTTAGATATCGATTGGATATCCATTGATTTACTTAATGGTGTAGATGCGCGAGTAAACTTAAATGAAACTCCAAACATTCAAGAACAAGTTACAGACGCTACAGGCACCCGCACAAACCCGGAAGAACTCTAAACAAAACAATTGGGGTTCTGGTCGTGGTGGTCGTCCGTGGCGCCGTCTTAAAGCAAAGATCCATTTACGTGATGAGTGGACCTGTCAATGTTGTGGCATTGTCACTAAAGACTTAGAACTTGACCATATTGTCAATGTGGCAAGAGGTGGAACGGATGATGAATCCAACCTCCAATCTCTTTGTGTTCCATGCCATAAAAAGAAAACCCTACAGGAGAGCCAGCAATGAAATGCATAACAATTGAGCGCACAGTTGATGCTTGGCATGTTGAGGCGCTTTTAATAAGAGCAAAAGAAGATTTTTCAACATTGCCTGCATGGGTAAAAAAGATGCACCAAGAAAACAAGTTTCTTATTGGTGGCAGTTCCATTCGTGTTCACACTAGAGACTACATAGAAGAGCTGGATAAGCAGCATGTTTTATTTCGTCACGATAATGGTGATGTGGAAGCTCTGCTTATAGATCAATTCTATAGACTCTATAAAGATCCTATATGCGGGTAAGGATTGCTAAATGATTACTAATGATTTTGCTAAAGGTGATGTGGTTGCTTTGCAGGGTGCTTGGACTGACCTTATGACAGTTGAAAAGGTAGAGTGTGGGAAGGTTTATTTCACATCGGGTGACTATGCAGATTCAAGCAAGGTCCGGTATGCAGAACCTGAAGAGATAGAAGCGGGTTGTAAGCTTTATTAAATATATTTAGGATGCACCAAAATGATGCACAAAAATCCAGCAGGCAGGGGGGAGGTCAAAAGTTCCAAGCCCTTCGCCGTTGGACACCGCCCCCCATCTCACTTATAAAAAAATTTCCCCTTTCATTAAAAGTTAAAGCAAAAGTTAAAGGTGATCCAATGGCATTAACCGAGAAAATGAAAAAGTTTGCTCGCGCCATTGTTGATGGTGCAACAAACAAAGAAGCTGCTATTTCAGCAGGTTACGAAGAAAAGACTGCTTCACAGCAGGGTTCAAAATTAAGAAATAATTCTGAGATTATTGTCTACATTGAAAAGTTAAAGGCTGAAAAAGAAGGCCGAACTTTAACTCCTGAGAAACCAAAAGTTAAAACTGAAAATAGTGGTGAATATGACAATCCTTTGAATGACGACGACTATGCAAAGGATGACCCACTTCAATTTCTAATCGATGTCATGAACAAAAGTGACGACATGTTCTTGCGCTTCAATGCAGCGAAAGCAGCCCTTCCATACGTCCACGGCAAAGTGGCCGAAAAGGGCAAGAAAGAAACCAAAGAGGATGCTGCTAAAGCTGCAACAAAATCAGGCAAGTTTGGCACTTTGAATAACCAATTACCTAGTTGAGGTGAATATATGTTTGGAATGTTAGAAAGTTTGACCAAGGCAGCAGTTTCTGTGGCTGTCGCTCCTGTAACTGCTGTAGTTGATGCAGTAATGATTCCTATTGATGTAAGTGAAGATGGTGAAGTTTTTCAAAGAACTAAATCAACCCTTAACAATGCAGCAGAAAACTTTAGCGATGCTGTGAAGCCAGAGAACAAAAAATAATTATGCCGCCTTCGGGCGGTTTCTTATTTGATAGCCAATTGTAATGTCTACAGTGTTGCGCAGCATGGGGATGGACACACCCTCAGTTGGCTATCAAATAGGTTGTATATCAAGGTAAATTTATGACCGCAATGCTTCCAGAATGGACAACCGCTTGCCCAGACTGGGAGGAGCGTATTGTTGCTAAACAGTCGCTCATGCCTTGTGAGCCATTATTTCCACAAGTTGCTGATGTTGCTGAGCGCATATTTAAAGAACTGATTCTTGTTGATGTGATGGGCAGCCCTAAAATGGGCGATGTCACATTGGATTGGGTAATTGAGTTTGTCCGAGCAATCTTTGGCTCATACAATCCAAATACAAAGCGTCGATTAATTCGTGAGTTCTTTCTTCTAATTTCTAAGAAGAATACCAAGTCCACGATTGCGGCAGGTGTGATGCTTGTTGCTTTACTTTTGAATGACCGCCTTTCTGCTGAACTGATTATCTTAGCGCCTACAAAAGAGGTTGCAGACAACAGCTTTAACCCAATTCGTGACTTTATCCGCGCCGATGAAGAACTTAGTGCACTGATCAATGTATCTGAGCACACAAAAACAGTTACGCATCTAGGTACCGGAGCAACACTTAAAGTTATTGCAGCAGAATCTAACGCCGCAGCAGGTAAAAAGGCCTCGATCATTTTGATTGATGAGGTTTGGCTCTTTGGTAAGCGTGCGAATGCGGAATCAATGTTTCGTGAAGCAAAGGGTGGTTTAGCATCACGTCCAGAAGGCTGTGTAATTTATCTGTCTACCATGTCGGATGAAGTGCCATGTGGTGTATTTAAACAGCTTTTAGATTATGCCCGTGATGTGCGTGATGGGATCAAAGAAGATAAGGCCTTTCTTCCTCTTATCTATGAGTTCCCAAAATATCTAGTTGAAGCAGGTGAGCACTTAAAGCCTGAGAACTTCTATATCACAAACCCAAACTTGGGTGCATCGGTTGACCTTGAATATCTAATTTCGGAATTTAACAAAGTTAAAGATGCTGGTGAAGAATCTCTTAGAGACTTCTTGGCTAAGCACTTAAACATCGAAATCGGCATGAACTTACGTGCTAACCGATGGGCAGGTGCTGAGTATTGGAATAAGCAAAAGCACGTTTTTGGGTTGGACCACATCATTGAGCAATCAGAACTTATAACTATTGGTATCGATGGTGGTGGTTTAGATGACTTGCTCGGATTAGCGGTTTTAGGTCGATTAAAGAAGGACCCACGCATTTGGTGGTTATGGAATCATGCATGGGCAAATAAGATTGCTTTAGAACGTCGCAAAGAAAACGTTCCCAAATATGAAGACTTCAAGTCTGAGGGTTCTCTTACCGTTGTTGATCGTGTAGGCGAGGACATTGACCAACTGGCAGCAATTGCCAAGAAGGTTTATGACAGTGGCAAGCTCAATAAGATCGGACTAGATCCATTGGGCTTAGGTGGCCTTTTAGATGGCTTGCTTGAGGCAGGCATTCCAGAGGAAAGTATGTTTGCAGTGCCACAAGGCTACAAGCTCATGTCTTACATCCTTACCACTGAGCGCAAATTAGCTGAAGGAAATCTCTACCATGCTGGACAACAGCTAATGACTTGGGCAGCAGGTAATGCCCGTGTCGTGATGGTTGGTAATGGTATGCGAATCACTAAACAGGAATCTGGTGTAGGGAAGATTGACCCATTAATTGCCACATTTAACGCAGTTGCTTTAATGAGCCTTAATCCAGTTGCCAAGAATTTAGACATTGATGATTATTTAGAGGACGTCGTGATAGCATGAGCGATTTACAAGACACGGGTTTTTGGACTCGTTTCTGGTCACGATTGACTGGAAGAACTCAATTAAAAAAAGGGGACACTTCATATCCTTTTGATAGTTATATTTCGTCAGGTGGTGCAGTTGTAACGCCTGAGACTGCTTTAAAACTGTCAGCGGTTTGGGCGTGTGTGAAATTACGTGCTGAAACTATCTCAACACTGCCTCTTCAACTTTATGATAGTGAAAAGCGTATAGCTGTTGACCATTATCTTTATCGTATTTTGCATGATTCGCCGAATGCTGACATGTGTGCTAGTGAGTTTTGGCAGGTACAAAGCGCTTGTTTAGACTTGTGGGGGAACTCATTCAACCTAATCACAAAGCGGTCAAATGGCGAAGTGATAGCCCTAGAGCCACTTTTTCCAAGTGAAATGATTGTAAAGCGCAATAAATCAGGTTCAATTGAGTTTCATTACACTGAGAACGGCAAGACCACAATTTATTCTGAAGACAAGATCCTCCACTTTAAAGGATTCACTTTAGATGGGCTTGTTGGATTATCTGCTATCCAATTCTTTGCACAAACCATTGGTATGCAATTTGATGCTAATAACCAAGCACAAGATTGGTTCAAAAATGGCTTAAAAGTTGGTGGATTCCTTGAAACAGGTGAGCAAACACTAACTAAAGAACAACGTCAAAGAATGCGAAACAACTTAGCTGAGTTTAGCCGCCCTGAAAATGCAGGAAAGTACATGGTACTTGAGGCTGGCATGAAGGTTTCAGGTGCAAGCAGTATCCGTATTAATCCTGTTGATGCTCAGTTATTGGAGTCACGATACTTTGGTATTGAAGAAATCTGCCGTGCTTTTGGGGTTCCACCTCAGTTAATTGGGCACACTAATAAGGCTAGTTCATGGGCGTCAAGTCTAGAACAAACCAATCAGGGCTTTTTGACTTATGCACTTAACCCTCAATTAGTGCGCTATGAGCAAACAATCGCTCGCAAGCTACTTTTGCCTCAAGACAAATACAAATACCGTCCTAAATTCTCTGTAGATGGCTTGCTGCGCTCTGATGTAGCTAAGCGTGGTGATTTCTACGTAAAAATGACGCAGAACGGCTTAATGACGCGGAATGAAGCGCGAGAGTTGGAGGATTTGCCAGCATCTACAGATCCAGCGGCTAATAAGCTCACAGTACAGATGCAAATGGTGCCACTTGGAGAAAATCAGGGGAATCCTCAATGACTAGAAAAAGTTTTAATTTAGAGATCAAAGCCGTCCAAGAGGACGGTTTTTTTTCGGGCTATGGTGCCGTATTTGGAAATATAGATTGGTATAACGACGTAATTCTACCAGGTGCATTTACAGCGTCTATCGCAAAATGGCGCGCCAAAAATAAGATGCCGCCTGTTCTTTGGAACCATAACGATAGTGAACCTATTGGTGTCTACACAAACATCTATGAAGACGAAAAAGGCCTTTATGTTGAAGGCAAGTTACTTATAGATGACGTCCCAAGAGCCAAGTCTACTCATGCACTTTTAAAGGCTGGCGCTATAGACGGCCTAAGCATTGGCTACTCAACCAAAAAGGCTAATCAACAGACAAATGGCGTTCGCGAATTGGTTGAAGTTGACCTTAGCGAAATCTCGATTGTCACTCAGCCTGCAAATGAGCGCAGCCTCATCACTTCCGTTAAGTCCAAATTAGATGATGGCGAACTGCCAACATTACCAGAATTTGAAAAATTCTTGAGAGAGTCAGGATTTTCAAAAAACCAAGCTACTGCAATCGCTAGCAAAGGCTTGCGTTCTCTTCTGAGCGAGTCAGAGGAAGAAACCAAAGAAGCGAAATCAATTTCTAATGCTTTAAATATTTTAAAAGGAGTCAGCAATGTCTGAACAAAACCTAGAACAACTCGCTCAAGAGTTTAAGAAACACGTAGACACCGTTAAGGGTATTGCCGAAGAGTTTAAAGGCAAGCGTGAACATGGCGACAAAATTTCAGAAGATGCAAAAAATAAAGCAGATGAAGCCATTACCAAATGTAATGAGACTAAAGCTCGTTTAGATGAGCTAGAGCAAAAAATGGCGCGTCGACCAAATGACCAGCCTACTGAGCAAAAATCTTTAGGACGTCAATTTGTTGAATCTGAGCAATTTAAATCCCTCGTTGGATCAGCAGGTCAACGTGGTAAAGCTAACTTAGAAATTAAAGCCACCATTACCTCTGCAACTACGGATACGGCAGGGGCAGCAGGCGACTTGGTCCAAACTACACGAATTCCGGGGATTATTGCTCCACCTGACCGAAAGCTAACAATTCGCGACCTTCTAATGCAGGGCCGTATGGATGGAAATGCACTTGAATACGTGCGTGAGACTGGCTTTACAAATGGCGCTGGTATGGTAGCTGAAGGAACTAAAAAGCCTGAGTCTGACCTTAAGTTTGACCTTGTAAGTACAACTGCCAAAGTTATCGCACATTATATGAAAGCTTCGCGTCAGATCCTTGATGATGCTTCACAATTGCAGTCATACATTGATGGCCGTTTGCGTTATGGATTGGCTTTCAAAGAAGAGCAGCAAATTCTTAATGGTGACGGTACTGGTCAGAACTTACTTGGGATTATTCCTCAAGCGACTGCTTATGTTCGTCCTACAGGTGTAACACCATCACAAGAAACGATCATTGATACTTTGCGTTATGCAATGCTCCAAGCGATTCTTGCTGAATATCCTGCAAGTGGCCATGTTCTTAACCCGATTGACTGGGCAAGCATTGAAACTCTGAAAGACACAACTGGTCAATACATTATTGGTAATCCACAAGGTACATTAAACCCTACTTTATGGGGCCTTCCAGTTGTAGAAACTCAAGCAATCACAGCAGGTAAGTTCTTGACTGGTGCATTCTCAATGGGTGCTCAGATTTTCGACCGTTGGTTATCACGTGTTGAAGTTGCAACAGAGAACGAAGATGACTTTGTTAAGAACTTGGTCACAATCCTTGCCGAAGAACGTCTAGCTTTAGCTGTTTATCGTCCAGAGGCATTTGTATATGGCGACTTAAAACCTGTTGTTACACCTTAATTGGATAGGGGCGAAAGCCCCTTTCTTTTAGGAGATTGAAATGAAGTATGAAGTTAAGCGTGAACATTTTGGCGATCAGTTTTATAAAACTGGTGACACTCGCGAGGCTGATCCAGCAACAGTAAAACATTTGCTAGATAAAGGCGTTTTGGCAGAACCACAAGAAGAAAAGAGGCCAGTTAAAATCACAAAACAGGTGAAATCAGAATGATCACACTCGAACGAGCTAAGTTGCAATGTCGAGTTGATCATAACGATGAAGATGAACTCTTTATCGAATGGATTAGCCAAGCAGATGAAGAAATAGCAACTGATATTGACCGGAAAATTATTTCGGACGAGTCGGAGCGAACATCTGAAACGGACATTGTGGACTGTAAAAAATTAGATAATGCCCGGTTAATATTTATCGAATATAAGTACAGCCGAAGTCTCGAAGGAAAACCCCAAGCTTATTGGGATATTTTGCAGCCTATTAGAGAAATGGGGGTCTAATATGCCCAGCATTACTCCAAAATTGAAGCACCGCATCACAATTCAGAAAGCCACTCAAACCCAAGATCAAAAAACAGGTAAATTAATCACCTCATGGTCTAATTTTGCAACAATTTGGGCAGAAGTTACCGACCTTTCAACAAGGGATGTTATTGCGGCCA